CTGATCCGCGAAGCGTGGCGCAGGGACGAGCCGCCGGAAGTGATTTTGGAAATCGCGGCGCACATCGTGAGCGAGTCGCCCGACCTGGCCGCGCAGGTGGTGAACCTGTGTGATTTTCTCAACGTGAAGGAAGCAGCATGAAGACGTATCTGCGTGGCTCGCTCGCTGAGCGGCTGGAGGCCAAGACGGTGCGCGTTCCGTTTAGCGGTTGCTGGATTTTCATGGGTCACATCAACAGTGACGGGTACGGTGACCTTCAGCAGAGCGGTGGCAAGAGAAAAATCAAGGCGCATCGCGCTTCGTATGAAGTACATCGCGGGAAAATTCCCGATGCCATCGAGGTTTGTCATACGTGCGACGTGCGCTGCTGCATCAACCCGTCGCATCTGTTCCTTGGCACGCATCAGGACAACGTTGACGATATGACTTCGAAGCTGCGTCATCCGCGCGGCGAAGGCGTTGGACGGAGCAAGATCACAGAGCAGCAGGTCGCCGAAATTCGCGAGCGTTACGCGCGTGGAAACGTGACGCAGCAGACGCTCGCCGGCGACTACGGCCTGCACAACTCCGTCATTTCCAAGATCATCAATCGCAAGAATTGGCGGCACATTTAACGCCGCCATAACATAGGAGAAACCGACCGATGAAAGCAGCTTCGTTCAAAGACATGATCCGCGAGGGCAGTATCCGCCGTGCGGACGCCATGAAGGTCCAGCTGGACAACATCCACGAAGAGCCTGGATTCAACCTGCGCGAAGAAGGCCCCGACCTGGAAGCCAGCATCGACGCGCTGGCCGAATACATTCACGCTGGCGGTATCGTCCCGCCGCTGGAGGTTCGCCCGCGCGAGGATGGCGGCGTGTGGGTGGTGGATGGCCACCGCCGCCGGCGTGCCTACGTGAAGGCTCGCGAGCGCGGTGCGCCCATCGAATGGATCGACGTGCGCGCATTCGTCGGCAACGACGCTGACCGTGTGGCGCGCATCATGACCAGCGCCGAGGGCCGCGCGCTGTCGCCGCTGGAGGTCGCTCGCGGTTACAAGCGCATGGCCGCGCTGGGGCTGACGCCGGACGAAATCGCCGCGAAGGTCCACAAGACGCGTCAACACGTGGATCAGATGATGATCCTGGCCACAGCACCCACCGCCGTCCACAAGATGGTGGCGGCTGGCGATGTGTCGGCGGCCGTCGCGGTGAAGGTGGCGCGCGAGCATGGCGACAACGCCGGCCAGGTGCTGCAGCAGGAGCTGGACAAGGCCCACAAACAGGGCAAGGGCAAGGTGACGGAAGGCACCATGAAGCAGTCGCTGCCGCAGCGCATCGTGCGTGAAGTGGTGGACGCTGCGGATTACGTGGTGTCGGAGCTGAAGCCTGCGCAGCTGGAACACCTGCTGGCCATCAAGGCGGGCGCGGCCGAGCGGCGCGGGGCCACCATCGAGGTTCCCGCCAGCGCGTTGCTGGACCTGATCGAAGCGCAGGACAAGGTGAAGGACGCGCGCGAGAAGGCTGCCGCCAGGGCCGCCAAGCGGGCAGCGAAGGCTGCGCAGCAGGAGCTGTCGGTATGAGCGCCGAGGTCCTGACGCCGTGGTTTCCGGCTGACGCAAAACCCGCTCGCCCTGGAGTCTACGAAAAGGACTTCATGGATTACCCCGGGGACTTCTCTCGAAGAGAGTTCCAGTACTGGGATGGCACGCGGTGGCACTACGGCCACGGCACGCCGAAAGAAACGGCTGCAGACGCCAGAACCTTAGTCATAGAGCCAGCACCAAGACGATGGCGCGGCCTGGCCGCCGATCCATCTACGTCAGCCCCCAAGGGGGACGTGCGTGGCTGAACGCGAACACGCCCTGCAGAACGCCATCAGAAACGCGCTGGCGGGGCACTGCCTGCTATTCCGAGCGAACACCGGCCGCGCATGGACCGGAAATCACATCGAGCATCTTCCTGGCGGCAAGGTGCTGATTCACGATGCGCGGCCGTTTTCAACTGGCCTGCCGCCAGGGTTCGCGGACACCTTCGGATTGGTGCAAGTCCGCATTACGCAGGACATGGTGGGGCGCACAATCGGTCAGTTCCTGGCGGGTGAAATCAAAACGAGTTCCGGCCGCGTGTCGGACAAGCAAGCGGTCTTCCTGCAGGCCATTCAACGAAACGGCGGACGCGCAGGGGTGTGGCGATCCGTGGATGATGCGCTGGCTATGGTTGTCGGCGCTGGAGGGAAGACGGAATGAATCAAAGCGAAAATCGCTTTTACCGCGTGGCCGCTGGCGGCAACGACCTGAAGGCCGAATGCATGGACAGCGTTGGCGAGCTGGTGGGCGAGCCTTGGCCGCCGGTGACGCGCAGCGTTGAGCAACATGCGGCCGAGCGGGCGCACCTTCTGGGGGCTGACGGAGACAAGATCGCGAGCGCCCGCCAGCATATGCGCGAGGCCGGCGGCGAGCTGGTGGAGGCTATTCTGGGCAAGCCCATGCGGGTGCAGTTCGCGGACGATGAGCTGCGCCCCAAGCTGAAGGTGAAACGAGTTCACCCTGATGCGAAGCTGCCGCAGTACATGACGGCTGGCGCGGCGTGTTTCGATGTCCACGCGGTGGATGACGGCGTGACGCAAATCGACTGCGCTAACACGTTCAGCACTGGCTTGGCGTTTGAAGTGCCAGCAGGACACGTCATGCTGGTTTACTCGCGCAGCGGACACGGCTTCAACCACGATGTGCGGCTGGCCAACTGCGTGGGCGTGATCGACAGCGACTACCGGGGCGAACTGCGCGTGCGCCTGACCTCAGACGCCGAAGCATTCGAAGTACGCAAAGGCGACCGCATCGCGCAATGCATGCTGCTGCCGGTCCAGCAGTGGGCGCTGATGGAAGTGGACGAGCTGAGCGACACCGCGCGCGGTGACGGGGCCTGCGGGTCTACGGGGCGGTGAGCATGGACGACTATGACCGCCGCATCGCAACCGTCGGCCCCACCATCCTGCTATCCACCGGCCGCTACTTCGACTTCACCAACCCCACGCCACTGACGCTGGAGGAAGTCGCCCACGCGCTCGCGCACATCTGCCGGTTCACCGGCCACTCCCGTGGGTTCTACAGCGTTGCGCAGCACAGCATCCTGGTGGCGTTGCTGCTGCCTCCAGCCCTTCGCAAGTGGGGCCTGTTCCATGACGCCGTGGAGGCGGTGGTCGGCGACATGGCGGGGCCGCTGAAGCGCCTGCTGCCGGAATACAAGGTCATCGAGGATCGCTGCGAGCGCGTGATACTGGCGGGGTTCGGCTTGGACGCAGACGCGAAGCCGCCAGAGATCAAGCATGCGGACCTGGTGGCGCTGCGCACCGAACAGCGCGACCTGATGCACATTGACGGTGGCCGGTGGCCATGCCTGGACGGCATTCAGCCTTCCGTGGTGAAGGTGACGTGCTGGCATCCCGAGGAAGCGCGCAGGCGGTTCCTGATCCTTGCGCGTGAGCTGATGGGGGCACCGTGCAACTGCTTCAGCGACGGCAAGCCCATCACCAGCCCCAGCGGCAAGCGGTGGGAATGCCCGACGCACGGGGAAATGCGGGTGCTCTAACGTCAGCCCCCAGAGGGTGGCTGCAAATCAATTCCAGGCCGCGCCAGACGGCCGCCAGCGGGACGGAGCGATGGGACATGCACGCATCGGAGTTTGCTCGCAAGCGCGCCAAGATCGAGCGGCGGGCCAAGGGCCGAACGCAGTTCGCCCGCAAGGCCATGGAACACCTGCAGCGTGAGGCGCAGGCCACGCAGATCATCGTCAAGGGGCGAGTGGTCGCGTGGCTGATGAAGGATGGCGGCGTGGTGTGCGCGAAAGAGCGCTACCACGATGCCATCCAGGCGCAGCTGGAGCTGGTGAGGATCGCGAGGTTTGCGAGGAATTCGTATGTGCCGGTGCGGGCGTATCCGTGCCCGTATTGCCATGGGTTTCATTTGACGAGTCGGGGCAAGACGCTGGCGGCGAATGATAATAACCGCGCCGAGTAGTCGGGATTGTTTACGGAAGTAAATGCCTCAGGCGTAGAATTTGTCTCATTGAAAATCACTTCAATACATCGCCGCTAGCGGCATTTCATTACCTGGAGGTTTTATGGAAGACATCGAACAACTGCGCGCCAGGCTTGTGACGGCAATGGAAGCCGTGCAGGACGCGCAGGCCGAATGCAGGGCGCTGCGGGATGAGCGGGCCGTCATGTATATGCGGCTGCAGAATGTGGTGGGGCAGAGAAATGCCTTGGCGGCCGCCGCCATGAAGCTGGCCAACTATGCGGAATCGATGGCTCGCGATGGCGATGATGCCGCGCCGTACCTTCTGCGCACGTACACGGACAAGGAAGTGTCTGATGCGATCTACGCCGCGCGAGCGTTGGCCACTTGCGACGAGCGAGCGCAAGGGGTCGCCGCATGATCCCCGCCGGCTGGAACATCGAGCGCGGCCAAGCGCAGGGCGAAATCCTGGTGCAGTCGCCGCTGCATGAGGCCGCTGGCGGCAGCGGCATGTATGCGCGCAAGGATCGTGGGCAGTTGTCTGAGCGGCTGCTGTATTGGCTGGCGGAGGCGTTGCTGGCCAACGCCAGCCCCACGAAGGGAGCGGCGGACCTTGCTGGCGTGCAAGCGTCGGGCATCCCTGCCGATGCGTTCACGGTGAATTTCGTGCGGCTCGCGGGGCTGGACAAGCACAAGGCCAGAGAGTGCGAAACCATCGCCCGGCAGGTGATTGCCGCTCATGGCATGGATTCGCCCCGCCGCGACATCGATTCGTGGTGCGAAGACGAGGGTATAGGCAACCGCACTACTGGCGCGGATCAACCTGACGGAGCACAGCATCTGCGGGCTGCACTAGAGGAAATCATCGGCATCGAGGTCATGGCCCCGGAAGGTGGGCGCGAAGAAGTCGCGGAGATCCACGGGATCGCCCGGCGCGCCCTTGGCGTGTCAGCACCTCCCCGCAACACGTTTTCGCCGTCACCCACTATCCGCCACCTCGAAGAACACACCGGCGAACCCGACTAAAAATGTCCTACTGGATGATCGTTGGCGAGGATCAAAAACTGCGCCGCGAGGGATACGAAGTTCTCTGCATGCTGCCACACAACGGCACCGGAATTGCAGTTGATTGCGTGGCCAAGCAGCGCGCGAAGTCTCACGGGGCTACCGCAGCAACGCTCAAACGTCTGGCATCGCTTGGGCTGTGTGAGTCGTTCGAAGAACCCCTGGAGGGCCGCCAGGATCGGCGCACGGTTCGCACCGTCTATGGGCTGACGGAGAAGGGCCGCCTGGTGGCTGCGCGCGGCTGGCATCCTACGGCAGCCCCCAAGCCGTCGCGCCGCGAGCCGTTCAAGTTCCCGGAGTTACCGCAAGAAGCATCGCCGCGTGAAATTATCGACTTCGCGCGGGTGAACATCCCCAATTCCGTGTTTGATTTATCGAGGGTGATGCATAGTGAACTGTAAGTAGTATTTACGGAAGTAAAGGCTGAGCATACAATACGAAACACGCTCAGCAATAAAAGGACGCGAGGGGCAAATGGCAACGAAGAAGGCGGAACAGCCGCACAAGAACACACGCGCACTGCGCGCGCTGATGAGCAATCATGGCCTGAAGGACGCCGATGTGGCGCGCATCACGGGCCGATCCAAAACCACTGTCGCCATCTGGCGATGCCGCTCGAATGAGCGGGTGATTCCTGCCGAGTTGTTGCAGCTGGTCAAGTTGACCGTTGCGGCGCGCGCAGGGGTCACGGCGTGACGCGCGCCGTTGCTGCTCTTTACGTCGAAACTGATGGTGCCTACTTCGGCATCGTCGGTGTTGACGCCTGGGACGAGCCTAGGGACGCCAGAAGGTACAGCGGGCCTAATCCTGTTGTTGCGCATCCGCCGTGCCAGCGATGGGGGCGCTACTGGCATGGCGCGCCGAACAAGCCGCATCAATTCAGGCTAGGCGAAGACGCCGGTTGCTTCGCGTCGGCTCTCACTGCCGTTCGAAACTATGGTGGCGTGCTGGAGCACCCTGCGCACTCGCATGCATGGCGCTACTTCGGGCTGCGCGTGCCACCAGCCGCTGGTGGATGGGTCCAGGCTGACGATTTTGGCGGCTGGACGTGTCGCGTTGAGCAGGGCCACTACGGTCACCTGTCGCGCAAAGCCACATGGCTTTATGCGGTCGGAACAGATCGACCCGCATTGCAATGGGGGCCTTCGCCGCAGCGAATTCATCCGCGCGCACTGGAGCTGTACGGGTACGAAAAAGCCCGCCGCATCGGGATGATGGCGATGGTGGGGGGCAAGGACAAGACGCGCGCCCGCAACGCTACCCCGCCAGAGTTCCGAGACGTGTTGCTGGCGATTGCGCGTTCCGCATCGGCACCGATTGCGGCGAACGACAACATGCGAGCGAGTGAGGCAGCCGCCGCATGAACAAACTCGATTTCGACGCCATCAACCAGGCCATAGACGCGCGGTTGCGTCTGCCTGAGTGGGCACCTGGCGGGTATTGGCGCGGCGATGAATGGATCGCGCCGAACCCGACGCGCGCGGATCGCACGCCAGGCAGTTTCACGATGAACGCCGCCAAGGGCGTTTGGAAGGACTACGCGACGGACGAAGGCGGTTCGGACCTGGTGAGCCTGTACGCCTACCTGTTCCACGCGAATGACCAAGGTAAGGCGGCAAAGGAACTGGCCGACAGCCACGGCGTGAAGCTGGGCGACCCCGAGACACGCGAGCGCGCGGCCAACGTCACGAAGCTGGAGCCGCCTAAGCCGGAAATCATTTTGCCGGTGCCCAGCGATGCGCCGCCGCCCACGTTCAGGCATCCGAATTACGGCGAGCCCACCATGCGGTGGGAGTATCGCGACAAGAACGGCGCGCTGCTGCTGTACGTATGCAGGTTCGAACCGAAGGGCGAGCGAAAGCAGATCATTCCGCGCAGTTGGTGCCGTCAGCCTGCGGAAGACAATCGCGCGCGCTGGAGCTGGCGCGGGATCACGGGCACGAAGAAACGACCGCTGTACGGCCTGGACAGGCTGGCGGCCGATCCCGAGGCGGATGCCATTGTGGTTGAGGGCGAGAAGGCCGCCGACGCCGGCCAGCGTCTGTTCGGAACATCGGCCATCGTTACCACCTGGCTGGGCGGCGTGGAGACTTCGGACCGCGTGAGCGTGACGGCGCTGGCTGGCCGGCGCGTTGTGCTGTGGCCGGACTTCGATGCGCTGTGCGCCAAGAATGGCGACCAGCTGCTGCAGCTCCATGAGCAGCCCAGCATCCGCGCCATGATGGCGCTGGCCACCAGCCTGAAAGGCGTTGCGCGCGAAGTCATCATGGTGGGCTACACCATGGACCGCGAGCGCCACGGCTGGGACTTGGCCGACGCCGAGGCTGAGGGCTGGACCACTGAGCAGGTGGCTGCGTACATGGTCAATAACAGCGGCGATCCGTGGCAGATTGCCAGCGGGCGCTGGAGGTCATCTACGCCAGCCCCCGCGCCAGCCCCCCAAGGGGGCCAGCCACCGGCCCCGCCGCCAGCGAACGACAACAAGCCTCGCGTGGCACTTCAGGACCCGGTGAACGCCTACGGCTGGCCGCATATGGGCGACAAGGGGCAGCCGCTAAACACGGTGGAAAACCTGGCGTACATGCTGGGGGAGTATGGGATTACGGCGCGGTACAACGAAGCGCGCAAGCTGACGAGCGTGCATATCCCCACCCGCACCTACAGCGCCGACAACGAGGCCAATTGCGTCCTGGCTGAAATCACAAGCATGGCCGCGAGGAATCGCATGCCGCAGTCAATGCTGCCGGACTACATGAAACTCATTGCAGATAAAAACGCGTTCAACCCCGTGAAGGACTGGATTACCAGCAAGCCGTGGGACCGCACCAGCCGCATTCAAGCGCTGTGTGACACGGTGCGAGTGGATGGTGATCGGACGCTTGCAGACAAGCTGATCCTTCGGTGGCTGGTGTCTGCCGTGGCCGCCGTGTTCATGCCATCAGGCTTCGAGAGCCACGGTGTTCTGGTGTTCACGGGGCCGCAAGGACAGGGGAAGACGAAGTGGATTAAGCGCCTGGTTCCAGCCGAACTGCAGGACGTGGTGCTGGTTGGTGCGGTGCTGGACCCCAACAACAAGGACACGGTGACGAACGCAATCAGCCATTGGCTGGTGGAGCTGGGCGAGCTGGATGCGACGTTCCGTAAAGCCGACATCGCCCGCCTGAAAGCGTTCATCACGCAGGCCGTTGACAAGCTGCGCAGGCCGTATGACCGCATGGAGACGGTCTACCAGCGCCGCACGGTGTTCTTCGCGTCCGTCAATGAAGACCGCTACTTGGTGGACGACACCGGGAATCGGCGTTGGTGGACTGTTTCAGTAGTTGGCATCGATTACGCACACAACATCGATGTGCAGCAACTGTGGGCCGAAATCCTGGAGCTGTGGCGCGCTGGCGAACAGCACTGGCTTACGGATACGGAATTCAAGGCGCTGAACGAATTCAACGCCGACCACGAAAACGTGGACCCCATCGAGGAAATGATTTTGGCCGCGTTCGACTTCGCGCAGCGCGATGCGTTCGTGGGCAAGTCGATGACAGCCAGCCAGGTGCTGGTGGAAATCGGCTTCGACAAGCCAAGCAGACAGCAGGCAACGCACGCCAGCAAGGTGCTGCGCAAGCTCACCGGCGCGGACCCAACACGCGGCACCGCAGGGCAGCGGTTTTTTCGCATGCCAAGGCGTATCGGCCGCATAGCGGGTGACCGTTTCGACCATGAAGACGAGAGCAAGCCATTCTGATGACGTGCGCCCACTGCCATAGCAACGGTCTGTGCACCCCCGTCACGCTGGTGGATGGCGCTGTGGCATGCACCTGGTCAGAAGCCTGGAGGCATGAAACCGAGGCACGCGCAATCCTGGCGCTGCCAACGCTCGCAGCGCGGCGCGCGTACCTCTACGGCCGACCCGAAACGAAGTGGTATCGCACGATCTACGTGGGCGGCATCGAGCAGAAACGCGGACCCGAGGCGGTCAAGCGGCTGGAGGAAACCATGATGGCGCTGTGGAAGCGCCGCGTGGCCGAGGCAAAGGCGCAGGTGCTGGGGCGCGGACGAACGCCAGCCAATGACAACGAGAGGATCGAGCATGGGACCACTGCAGCCGCATGATGCGGTTATCAAGCGCTCGCGCGAGGCCATCGCGCTGATGGATGAGAGGCTGCGGCCGGCCTCTACGTCAGCCCACCAGGCGGGCAAGCAATGCGCCCTGTGTGGTGGCGAAGGCCACACCGCGCCGCACTGCCCATGGGCGAACTGTGGGTGCTGCGGGAGCTGCAATGGGCGCGCGGGGTGCCCCAGCATTGCGGGGTGCGTGTGAGGCGCGCGGCCACCTTGATTGTTGCGGCGGCCGTGGCTGCATCGCCCAGCGTGTGCGCGCCGTTCATGGTGCTGACGCGCCGCCGGTTCGAATTCTTTTCGGGAAGTGCCAAGGGCCTGGCTCCCAAGGACGCGGCCGAGCGGATCGAACGCATGGCATGGAACGACAACGTGGACGCTCGCAAGGCTGCCAAGCGGGCGCGGAGGGCGGACCATGCCTAAGCGCACCATCACCCCGCGATACACGTTCGACTGCATCCGCTTCCACGCGGCTCTAAAACGCGCTGCGCGTGAGCTTGGATCATCACTTACCGAAGCGGCCAGGGATGTGGGTATCTCCCATTCCTGCATCAGCAATCTGCGCGCGCCGTCGCGGCTGCACCCTCCAGGCACCACCAGCCTGCTGGCGCTGTGCGCGTGGGCTGGGCTGAACCCGATGGACTATCTGGAGGATACGCAGGATTCAACGTCAGCCCCCAGAGGGTCAATATGAGCGCGTGGGAGCCCATCGACCGCGAAGCCGTATTGGCCCGCCTTGGCCTGCGTCTGCTGCTGAAAGCTACGCCGCTTCTTCACACGGGGAAGCGCATCGGAATGCTCACGCTGCTGGAATACCGCGCCGGCTCGGCGGCCCCAAAGAAGCACGCTACGTGGCTTTGCCGGTGCGATTGCGGGGCCACCAGCGAGCCGCACGTCAAGAACCTATTGGCAGGGCGCACGCGGTCCTGCGGCTGCAGGCAGGGATTCCGCACATGAGTCAGCCAAGCCGCGCCTACGATCTGACGTTAGTAGTCACTTAGTCACTTGGCTTGTCACTTCTAAGTCATTGATTCTTATAAGAAAGTGACAGAGTGACAAGAGTGACAAGGAATAGAAAGAAATAGAGTATCTATAAATACAGTGTGACGTAGAGCACAGATAGCCCAGGGGGTCTTTAGGAATCCGTGTCACTTTGGTCACTCTTGTCACTGAATGGCGTTTTCTCCTTAAGAATCAACAACTTACGCTAGTGACAGGCCTGTCACTGCTAATACTAAAAATGTACGTGTAATGAGGACGGGGTATGACGAACTGGAAACTGCCGCGCAGCGTTCAGGAAATCGCTGACGTGATCGGGGCCGAGCGGGCTTTATTCCTGATTGGAATGTTGCCGCGTTGTTATATGCCTGACAGGCGTAAGCGAGAAACCGAGCGCGGGGGGCACTCGGAGCGGTTGATTCTGTACGTGCCGAAGAACCTGAAGCCGGATCACCAGCTGGTGCGGATTCTGGGGTGGCATGACGCGCTGCGGCTGGCGAGGGCGTTTCCGGGGGAGATTCTGTGCCCTGGGAACTGCGGGGATGTCTACCGGCGCTGGAGGGATTCGAGCCTGCGGGATATGGCGCAGGACGGTGTGCCGAATGCGGTCCTGGCTGAGTGGTTCGGGTTGACCGAGAGGCAGGTTCGCAACGTGATCCGCTCGCCGCTGGCGGCAAGCATCGCCAACGCGGACGGCGGGCCGGAAAACCCGCAAGAAGAGCCGCCTGTTGCAAGTAATGACAATCGCGCGGATCAACCTCGCGCGAGCGCCATGGCGGCATGAATCAAGCTGAAATCAGTTCCCCGCACATCAAGACGGCCACCGCGTGGGCGGGATATGGGATCGGGGCATTCCTCCAGTCCATCGGGATCAACAACTGGGCAGAGGCGTCCTACTTCGTCGCCACCGTGCTGTCGGCCTGCTACCTGGCCGAATGGTGGTGGAAGCGCATGTGGCGGCCGCTGTTCGTGCGCTTGGGTTGGATGAAGCCATGAAGCTGACCCTGATCGAAGATGCGGGCCGCGTCTGGCACAAGCTGTGGTCTGTTCGTCTGGCGCTTGTCACCGCGCTGCTGTCGGCTGCGCAGGCCGGCTGGGATGCCTACACCACCGGCAATTCGCCCATCATGGCGTGGGTCACGTTCGCCATCGCGGTGCTTACCGCCGTCTCGCGCCTGGTGGCGCAACCTTCGGTGACGGGCAATGGAAGCGAAGAGTAAGGGCAGCCGCCGGCCGCTGGCGGCGATTGTCGGTGCAACGTGCGCGGCATGCCTGCTGGTGCTGGTGCCGAAGAACGAAGGCACTGTGCTGAAGACGTATCGCGATCTTGGCGGCGTGCTGACGTACTGCACCGGGGCTACCGAAGACGCGCAGTGGGGCAAGACGTATACGCTCGATGAATGCAAGGTGCAGCTTGATCGTGACTTGTCGCGGCATGCTGAAGGCATCGCGAAGTGCATCCCGCTGGACAAGCTGACAGACGGCCAGAAGGTCGCGTTTGTCGACACGGCCTACAACGTAGGTGTGGCGGCGTTCTGCAGCTCCAGCATGGCCCGCAACGCGAATGCTGGCGACATGGCTAGAGCGTGCGCGGCGCTGTCAATGTGGGACAAGGTGGATGGCCGGCCTGTGAAGGGGCTGACCATTCGGCGCGCGAAGGCGCGGGAGCTGTGCGAGAGGGGGCTGCAGTAATGCCGTATCTCATCGCAGCGCTGATGTGGGCCGCCAGTGTTGGCGGCGCGCTGCTTTACGGTATCGGGCTCGGCGAGGATCGCCAAGCCGCCAAGCAGGCCGAAGTCCAGCAGGCCATCCGCGACACACGCGAGCAAGCGCAGCAAGGCGCGGCTGAAGCGATTTCCAAGCTACGGCCGCAGTACACCACCATTCACCAGGAACTGCAGCGTGAGGTACGCACAAACACTGTCTACTCTGATTGCAAGTTGCCTGCTGTCGGCCTGCGGATCGCAAACGACGCTCTTGCAGGACGGTCAACCCAGCGCGCTGGTGAAGGCGAGCTGCCCCGAGCTGACGCCGCTGGCGGAAAACACTGACATGGGCGCACTGCTCGACAAGCTGGTGGAAGTAGCCGGCATCTATCACGAATGCCGCACGGCGGCGCTGGCGGGCAATGACCGTCGCAAGGGTAAATAGTCTTTACAAGGAACCAGCATGGCTGTCACGAAAACCGAAATCATTGCAAATGGAGCGACGGAAACGGCAAGTGCCGATTTCGATGTTACCTCTGGCGCTTCAGCGACCGTGTTTCTGAAGAATTTCGATGGCGACCGCGACCCGACTGCGCTTGTGCGAATCAAGGCCAGTAGCGGCGAATACGTCACCATTGGCCGACTGACGGCCGGCGAGCCGTGCCTGCAGATTTCCGGGCCTGGCACCTTCAATGTGCTGCGCCGCGCCTGCCTCGATGCTTTCGGTGTGGAGAGCAGCACTTGACGCAACTCTCATCGCCGCTGTCGCGCACGTTGGCGCGGCCATTTGGGCGTCGGCACCGTACATCGTCGCCACCTGCGCCGCCGGCTTCGGGGTATTGGATCGCGCTGCCTTATGGTCAGTCAAACGTGTTCTATGGGTCCGCCAAAAACGTATCAATCGACGTAGGCGCGGCCGATATTTTCCAGTACGGGTACAACGCGCCGAACGCGAACACGATCATCGCTGCAGCCGAACCACTGGACTATCCAGACCGCAGCGGTGTGTCTGGTCAAACCGGCAATAACGGCGCGGGCGATTGCATCGGCCATGACATGGCGTTCGTGCGCGATTACATCAAGCCGAGCGTTGCCGCTGGCCAAAAGTTGATGCTGGCAGGTCTGGCCTACGGCGGCCAGACGATCACAACGAACGGATCGCTTAGCGCCAACGCGTCGGGCTCTTGGTACACGACATTCATCACCCGCGCGCTGGCCGCGCTCGCTGCTGGCGGGGCGGGCTCCACGTTCGGATATATGTCGTTTCAGCAGGGCGAAGGTGACTTCCAACCCTATGGCAACGCGGCTCAGGCCGCTGTCGTCAATGCCTACCGCGCTTGCCTTCTGTACCTGGTGGACAAGGCGCGCACCGATCTTTCTGCGCCCATACTGCCGTTCCTGATGGGACAAATGAGCGCCTACAGCATCGACGCTGGCGGCGTTCGCTATGCAACGAACGGCGTGAACATCGATCACATTCACCAGGAGCTGAAGAATTACATCGAACGCGTCGGCTTCTATGGAAATGGCGGCGATGGCACTGGAGACGTTCACTACAGCGCCGCAGAGCAGCGCAATCTTGCCGGTCGCATGCCAACAGCTTACACGGACGCTCTGGCAAACACGCGACCTTCATCCCTGTGGCCGTCCATCGACCTCCCCGGTGGCGATTTCGCGGTTTCGAACGGTGGCAAGGACATTTCGGGTGGTGCCGCCAGCGCATGGAAATCAGTTCACGCAACCGGCGGCCGGATCGGCGAAGATGTTTACTTTGAATTCGAAGTCGCCGCGAAGAACAACAACGTGAACATGGGGTATTGCGGCATCACGAATTGCTTTCTGGACCGCAGCAACTATCTTGGGGCGACAACCGGCAACCTCGCCAGCGCCGGGAACAACTCAACAAAGAAGCAGGCGGCCATCTGGCCAGCCACACAGCCGCACAGCGTGGCTGGGTGGACTGTTGTGAACGCCATTGCTGGTTCAGTGTTCGGCAACGCTGCGGCTGGCGACCGTTTCGGCTTTCTGATTCGCCCGTCGCTTGGCAAGGCGTGGGTGCGCAAAGTCGGTTCGGCCTGGCCCTTCAGCGGCGACCCAGATACGGGTGCCAACCCATGGATTTCCGGCATCAGCGCGACGGAGCGCATCTTCCCGGCCGTGTCCATCTACACCGGTTCAGGTAACACCTGGCGTCTTCACACCGATGCGAGCGACCTGGTCGGAACCGATGCGCTGGCGATTTCCGGCGTGAGCGCGTGGGGTAATTGAAATGACAGCTTCAGCAATTCCATTCAAGCGTGGCGCGTCGTTCAACGTGACGGCGCGATACAACCCGACTGGCGCTGACAGGCCGAACCTGATTGGCGCGACCATCACAAGTCAGATTCGGCGTAACGGCTCGCTGGTGGCCACTCTCACGTGCGTGCTGGCCACCAATGGCATGTCCTGGACGATGCGCGCGCCGACGATCACGAAGAACTGGCCATTGGGCTACGCGGACTGGGATGTCCGCATTGAAGTGGACGGCGCGGTGGCCTTCACGTCCACCGCAAAACTCAACATCATTTCATCCGTCACAGCATCACCATGAGCACCATTGCGATCACTTTCGACAACGAATCAACCGCTCCTATCACCATCGATATGGAGGGTGGCCTGGGGTCGAGCTGGGGCGGAATTTCCGGCGACATTACGGCGCAGACAGACTTGCAGAGCGCGTTGAACAATCGTCTGACTGTTCAGCATCCTGGTCGCGCGACGGCAATTGCCGGCTCCAAGATGAAGATCGATTACCTTCTCGAATCCAGCACCTATAAGCTGGAAGATGAGGCCAGCATATGGTCAAACGCTACCTATAGCTATTTCGGTTATTCGAAGGAATTTACATCGTCCGACATGAGCGGATCGGGTGGCCCGACTGCGGCGCTGTTCTCGTTCGCGAACAACAATGGAAATACTGCTGATGTTTGCGCATTCATCGCAGACGCCGTTGCTCGCACAAACAGCGGAACGGTTTTTGGTGGAAATTTTGTTGCGCGGGGTGACGCAGGCATCACGGCCAAGATGGTTGGGGCAGAGATTGATGTCGAGCCTGCTGCCACGGGCGGGCTTTCTGCTGGGTCCGGCGGTCTCTATCTCAACATTTTCAATGTTGCATCAGCTTCAGCACCGGCCATTCAGCTCGGTGGTTCGAGTGGTGGCAAGTGGGGCAATGGTCTTGTGCTCGACAAGATCAGCGGTAGCGGTGTGTGCTTCAATGCTGGCGCTTCCGGCTCGGCGTCCGCCGTCGATGTCAGCGGCCATGGTGTTTTCAGTGATTCAGCGATCATCCTTGGAAATGGATCATCGCATCGCCTGAAAATGAAGGGAACGGCCAGCGCGCATGCCGGCCTGTACAACGACACATCCGACAACGTCAGATTGGTCTTGGGGGCTGGCGGCTTCTTCGTCAGAAACAATGCCGACGCAGCGAGCGTATTCAACTTCAATGCCAGCGGAGACTTCAACCCGTCGCTGTCCGTAACGCTGAACAACACGAAGAAGCTGATTCTTTCAGGAACGGCGACAACGCACGGTCAGTTCTACAACGACTCGTCAAACAATATCCGCCTGACGCTAGGCTCAGGGGTATTCGCAATTCGCGACAGCGCCGATGCGGCATCGCTGGTGACTTTTTCGAGCGCTGGCGATGTCTCGGCAAGTGGTAACTTCATCGCCGCGAATACCAAGGGGATAACACTCAGCGGCACCGCATCCACAAACGCGCGCCTTTACAACGACAGCTCCAACAATGTTCGCCTCGTTCTCGGCTCTGGAGGTTTTTTCATCCGGGACAGCAACGACGTAAGCAACGCCCTGTCGTTCAACTCATCCGGCGTTCTTACCACGTCCAGCGTTGTCGCAACCGGTGCTGGCGGTGTGGGCTACGCCACCGGCGCAGGCGGGGCTGTGACACAGGCCACCAGCAAGTCCACTGGGGTGACGCTGAACAAGGCGAGCGGACAGATCACCATGAATGGTGCGGCGCTTGCCTCTGGCTCGAAGGTGTCGTTCGTCGTCACAAACAGCACCGTGGCAGCAACAGACGTCCCGCTGGTAGCCGTGTCATCTGGCGGGACAGCGAACGCATATCGAGCTGACGTCACTGCGGTTGCCGCCGGGTCGTTCACCGTCACAGTGGAGAACATAACGGCAGGCTCACTGTCAGAGGCACCTGTAATCAATTTCAACGTGATGAAGGGTGTGGCTGCGTGATGGTGGGGCATCAGGTGCAAGTCAGTGAGCACACACCAACATGCACCATCATGGTGATGTTAGTGGGTCCTTCCTTACGGGCACGGCCTGCGGGGGCAGGGCACCCGCCTCTCTCCATATCTGAGGGGGTTATGAAAACTGAGTTTTTGACTATCAAAACCGCATAAGACGCAGGCGAACTGCGCAAAAGTGACATAAAACGGCGCAAAATTGCGCCAAAGGCGGAATAAAGGGTGATCCTCAATCGGGCGCAGCTGGCTGATGTGTTCGGCGTGTCCCTGCCCACTGTGGACAGTTGGGTCAGGGCTGGGTGCCCCATAGAGCGCAAGGGGTCGCGCGGCGTCCAGGCTGAATTCGATTCCGCGAAGGTGGCTAAGTGGTTGCGCGACCGCGCGCTGGCGGACGCCACCGGCGACCAGCAGCAGGACCTGGACGAAATAGAGCGCCGCACGAAGCGCGCACGCATGCGTCAGGCCGAACTGGAAGTAGCCAAGGAAATGGGCTTGGTGGCCCCTATCCGCGAGTTCGAAAGGGTCCAGGCCGCGCGCTTCGCGGTGATCCGGCAGAACGTATTGAATGTGGCTCGCCGCGCCGCGCTTCAATTGCTGGGGGAAACGCGGGAGGACGTGTTCAAGGCGAAGCTGACGGCCGAGCTGAAGCTGGCATTGGAGTCAGCGGCCAACGCGGAGCTGGACTTGCCGCCAGAGGAGGCCGATGCAGACGCCTGAAATAGTTTCACGCTCGGAAGCGGTGGCGCGGAATCTCCCGCACTACTACACGGGCAAGCCGTGCTTGCGAGGGCATTTGCGCGAGCGCCATACATCGAACGGCCTGTGCATGGATTGTGCGCGGGAGAAGCAGAAAAAAGACTACCGCGCAGCGAGAGAAGACCCGGACAAACTTGCAAAGATGCGGGATCGTGAGCGCGAGCGGTCAGCGGCTCGACGGCAATGCCCGGAGCACCGAGCGCAAGCTGCATATCGGCACGCGAAGCGCTATCAATCCGACCCTGGCTATAGGGCTGAAATGCTCGCGCGCGGCAAGGTGTGGCGCGACGCGAACCGGGACAGAATGCGCGAGTTGGTGCGTGAGTGGGCCGCTAAGAATCCTGATCGGCTGACCGAGCGGCTGGCGCGCTACAGGGCGGCCAAGCTGCGGCGAACGCTCAACATTGAACACCCAGAACTGGCGGCCGAAAACAAAACGCAGATTCGACGCCTGTATGCAGAGGCCAAGCGCCTGACCACCGAAACCGGCGTGGTTCATCACGTTGACCACATCGTTCCGCTTCAGGGCCGCACCGTGTCCGGTCTCCATGTTTGGTGGAATCTGCAGGTGATCCCCGCGAACGACAATCTGCGCAAGGGAAATAGGTTCGCCGCATGAGTTCTGAGTTCGGTAACATCGACGGCGTACTGGCGGCCGACAGGCGCGCCGCCGCCTTCCTAATCCCACCACCGGAAATGCTGCCATCGGTGTGGGCGGAAAAGAACATCGTTATTCCTGTCGGAAATGCGATCCCCGGACCAATAAATTTCGACAACAACCCCCTGCAGCGCGAAATTCTTGACGCCATTGGGTCACCAGGAGTTCGCCGCGCGGACCTCATGTTGGCCGCACAGACGGGAAAGACAACAATTCTTCAGGCGCTGTTCGCGTACTTCATCGTGCACGAACCGCGCTCGCAAATCATGGCGCAGCCTTCCGAGGGGGACGTGATGACGTTCCAGCAGACGAAGCTACTGCCGATGCTGGAAGCAAATCCGAACATCGCTTCTAGGTTGGCAAAACCGCGCAGCCGTGAAGGGGTTTTCAATTCGCGCATTTGGTCATACCCCGGCGGTTGGGCGATGTTCTCCTGGAGCGGGAGCCCGAAGACAGCGCGCGGCCGAAGCGCACCCGTGACGATGGCCGACGAGGTGGATGGCATGGAGGCAACACAGGAAGGCGACTTCCTGGAGTTGCTCGCGCAGCGCTCCGCAACGTTTGGCGACGAGCGATTGGACCTCCGCAGCAGCACGCCAGTGGACATGGCGACCAGCCGCATCCACAAGGGCTGGCTGGCTGGCGACCAGCGCCGCTACTACGTGCGTTGCCCGCATTGCCAGCACCTGCAGTATTTCAAATGGGAGAACGTCCACTGGAGGGGCCGATGCAGCAAGAACATCGAAGACGCCGACTTGGACGCCGCGAAGGACGCGGAGCACGACCCGGAAAGCGCCATGTATCGTTGCGATGATCCCGAGTGCGGCACATTGTGGAACGATGGCGAGCGCATCGCTGCAATTCGGCAGGCAAAGGCACAAGGCGGCGGCCTGATTGCCAGCAAACCTTTCAAGGGCCACATCAGCGTTCATGCACCGGAAATGGCTTCGCCATTTCGCCGTCTGCGGGACATCGTCCAATCGTACTTGGACAAACTGGCGCTTAACGATCTCCAGTCATTCGTCAACGTGTCGCTCGGCTGGCCCTACGAAGCCGGCGATAAGGCCGACCCGGATTCCCTCTACGCGAACCGCGAAGAGTGGACAGCGCCGGTTCCCATGGGCGGCCTGTGGCTGTCCATCGGCGTGGACATGCAGATTGATCGACTCGAATACGAGGTGGTTGCGTGGGGCTTCGGCGAGGAATCCTGGTCCGTTGATACCGGCGTCCTGTGGGGCGACCCGTTGCTGGATGAAGTCTGGCTGGACCTGGAAGACGTGCTGGCGAACACCTACCGCCATGAGTCCGGTGCCATCCTGCCCATCAGCGCGGCCATGGTGGACACCGGCGGCACCAGCGGCATGACCGCCGCCGCCTACGCCTGGCTGCGCGGCAAGACCGGCCGCCGCATCTTCGGCAGCAAGGGCACTCCAGGCTGGGGGCGTCCCATCATCGAAAAGCCGCACCGCAAGCAGACCGGCAAGAAAAAATCCAAGCTCACCGACCTGTGTCTGGTGGGTGTGGACGAAGCCAAGCTGGTGGTGATGCGCCGCCTAGCCAGCCGCAAGCCTGGCCCTGGTCACTGCCACTTTCCCAAGGACGAGGGCCACGACAAGGAATTCTTCGCCCAGCTCACCGCCGAACGCCTGGTGGTCCGCTACGTGAAGGGGCAGGCCGTGCGCGAGTGGCACAAGAACGACAAGGACCGCAACGAAAAACTGGACTGCCGCGTGCTGGCGTATGCGGCAATGAAGCTGATGCTTCCATCGTTTAAACGGATTGCCGAGCGGTTGGGCGTCCAGGTGCCCCTTTGGGGGGCTGACGGAGACAGCAAGCCCGAGGAAACAGCCATGAAGATGAAACGCAAGGTGCGAACCGCGCCGCCGGCCCAACCCGCACCGCCGCCAGCGAGCGAGGCTAAGCCGGAAAACCCGCAAGAAGCCTCCGAAACCTCGCAGCCGAACAATTCACCGAAGAAGCGCCCAAAGCGGTCCGCAAGCGGCCGGAAAAGCTGGGTGACGAATTGGTGAAGGCCATTGAAAGACATTCTGCCGCCGAAGATTCCAGCAGGCGTGACGTTCGAGCGTTGCGTGTCGCTGTGCGACTACCCCGCGCCGGATTGGACGCTCTCCGCGTACCTGCGCGGCCCCTCTGCAATCGATTTCACATCGTCAGCTGACGGGTCTAGCCACAAGTTCAGCGTTGATGCCTCCGACACGTCCGAATGGGCGGCCGGCATATACAGCTACGTCGTTCGCGCCGCGAAGGGTGGCGATGTGCGCCAGGTGGAAGCCGGCACACTCGAAATCACTCCTGATCTGGCCACCGTTTCCGAGGATTTCGACGGGCGTAGCCAGAACCGCCGCACGCTGGACGCCATCAACGCCGTTCTGGAGAAGCGCGCGAGCCGCGACCAGGAGCGCTACACGATCAACAACCGCGAGCTGTGGCGAACGCCCATCGGTGATTTGCTGAAGCTGCAGGCGCACTACCAAGCACTGGTCCGCACTGAAGAGCGCGCCGCGCGCGGAAAATCCAAGTGGGGGCCTGCGGTGCAGGTGCGTCTATGAAATGGCCCGCCATCTTCGGCCGCCAGCAGGCCGCCGTCCCTGCGGTGGTCGAGCGCACAGAACCGACCATGGGCCGTCCCGCGATGCCGCGCCGCATGCGCTCGCTGTCTACCATGGGTGCGGGGCTGTTCGCAGCCGCTGACAGCAACCGCCTGACCGCCAGCTGGCCGTCCACGCCGATGACGGCCGATCAAATCGTGATGCGAAACCAGCGCGTGCTGGTGGCGCGTTCGCGCGAGCAGGCTGCCAACAACGACTATGGGAAAGCGTTCCTGCGCATGTACGTGCAGAACGTGGTGGGGCCGAATGGACCGCTGCTGAACATGCAGCTGACGAAGGCCAACGGTTCCATGGACAGCGAAGTGAACGATGGCGTTGAGGCGGCGTGGAGGGATTGGGGCAAGGCTGAAAACTGCGATGTGACGGCAAAGCGCACATGGCGGCGGCTGGTCAAGTCCATGGCCCGCACGAAGGCCAAGGACGGCGAATACTTCCTGCGCCTGGTGTACGGAGCCGATGCGGGGCCGTGGGGCTTCGCGGTGCAGACGATTGACCCTCAGCGCTGCCCCGTGGACCTGAACGAGCCTCCGCGCACGGATGGTTCGTTCATCCGTCATGGCATCCGATTCAACCGCTACGGCCGCCCGCTCGCCTACGGTTTCACGGTGATGGACGAAGGGAAGGCGGAAACGCAGTTCTATGGTCCCATTCCCGTGCAGTGGGTGCCTGCCGAGGAAATCATCCACGGCTTCACGGAAGACATGGAGGGCCAGAAGCGCGGCCTGCCGCACATGGCCACTGGCCTGTTTCGAATGCGCCACCTGAACGGCTTCGAAGACGCCGTGATCGTGAATGCGCGCGTGGGTGCAAGCAAGATGGGCTTCGTCCAGTGGAAAGACGGCTTTGGCCCCGAGCTGGAGGAAGACGAGGAAGTACCGGAAATCACGGCAGAGCCTGGCGTGTTCGAAACGCTGCCAGAAGGTGCCGAGCTGGCCGAATGGAACCCGCAATTTCCGAGCGGTGACACGGGGCCGTTCGTCAAGCACCTGCTGCGCGGCATCAGCGCCGGCTTCGGCACGCCTTATAACGAATTCGCCAACGACCTGGAGGGCGTGAACTTCTCCAGCATCCGCCAGGGCACGCTGGATAGCCGCGAGCACTGGAAAGACGAGCAAGAAGACCTGATCGAAGATGTGGCGCGCGTGTTCTCCGCGTGGCTCACCTACAGCCTGCTGGCCGGCCGGATCAAGGGCGCGAGTGGTCGCCCGCTGAACACTCTGAAGGTCGACAAGTACGCCGCCGCCGCCAACTGGCAAGGCCGCCGTTGGGACTGGATCGACCCGAACGCCGACACGAAATCGGCCGTGGATCGGAAAAACAATTTCCTGAAGGCCCCCAGCGATATTGTTCGCGAGCAAGGCGCTGACCCGTCAGCCGTGTGGGTGCAGACGGCACGCGACCTCCGCGCTCAAGTTGAAGCGCTGGTGGTAGAAGGTTTCCCGAAGGACAAGGCCGAAGAACTTGTGCTGCAGGCCATGCGCGTTCAGCCCCCGCCGAAGCCCGAACCGAAAGCAAAAGATGGAACAGAAGCAGCAGCCGCGTAGCGCGGCACCCACGCCCGCACCCGCACCCGCGAAGCCGGTGCCTACGGCCGCGCAGCGCGGTTTGGTGGGCCGCCACATGACGCGTGACGCCAGCCAGGTGATGCCGTCCGCCAGCAAGCGCACGGCGGACCAGGTGAACACGCGCCTGGCGGAAATGCGCGAGCGCAAGGACTTGCGCCGCGCCACCGAAGTTTCCAGCGTGAACCGCGAGGCGCGCACGGCTGAAATTGCCTTCAGCTCGGACGTTGAAGTCCAGCGCTGGTTCGGTGTGGAAATCCTGGACCACAGCCCCGGCGCGGTTCGGATGGACCGCCTGGAGGACGGCGCGGCGCTGCTGTGGGACCACAACTGGAGCGACCAGCGCGGCGTTGTCGAGTCCGCACGGATCGATAGCGATGGCAAGGGCCGTGCCACGGTGCGCTTCAGCCGCAATCCAGACGGCGAGCAGCTGCTGGTGGACGTGGAAGACAAGATCAAGCGCCACGTTTCGGTGGGCTACAAAATCGATGACGCCAGACTGATCGAAGTTCGCGAAGGTGATGTGGAGGTGTGGCTGATTACCCAATGGACGCCCTACGAAGTTTCGTTCGTCAGCGTCCCAGCGGACATCACCGTGGGCGTCGGCCGTAGCGCGGAAAACCCGCAAGAAGAAAAGCCCAACAGCGGCACGGAAAATTCCAAGCATCCGAATTCCGCAAGCCGGACCGAACCGCAACCCAAGGACCATTCGCATATGAAAATCGCAAACGTGCGCAACGCCGCTGGCCACCTGGTCCGCGCGGAAGTGGACGACGAAGGCAAGATCGTCAAAGAGCTGGAGACCATCGAGCGCGCCGACGAAGCTGCGCAGGCGCACATGACGCGCGGCAGCGCCGCCGAGCGCACGCGCACGCGCACGCTGCTGGAAATGGGCGACCGCTACGCGAGGGCCATCCCCGACTCCGCCGCACGCGCAGCGAAGGCCATCAACGAAGGCAAGTCGCCGGAAGACCTCCAGCGCGAACTGCTGGACGCGATGAACGAGCGCGCGAGCAAGCCGCTTTCGGAGCAGTCGCTGGACACCACCGTGGGCCTGTCGGACGATGAGGTTCGCCGCTTCAGCTTCCTGCGCGCTGTCCGCGCTCTGGCACCGAACGCGAGCCGTGCCGAACGCGAGGCTGCGGCCTTCGAATTCGAAGTGTCGGCCGCCGCTGCCAAACGCTACGGCAAGGAAGCCGCCGGCATCTGCGTTCCGCTGGAAGTGCTGGCCCGCTCGCACGTCGGCCAAGCCAACGCCGAGCGCGCCGCGATGAGCACCACGGCGATGCCTGGCCAGGCCCTGGTGGCGAACACCACAATGTGGGGTTCGTTCATCGACCTGCTGCGCAACAAAACGACGATCATGCGCATGGGCACCGTTCTGGGCGGCCTGGTGGGCACCATCGACATCCCGAAGCAAACCGGCGGCACCACCGGCTACTGGGTGGGTGAAGGCGAAGACGCAACGGAAACCGGCTTCACGCTCGGCCAGATCGCGATGTCGCCGAAAACGGTTGCCGCCTACAGCGACATCACGCGCCGCCTGATGATGCAGTCCACTCCGGACGCTGAAGGCATGCTGCGCCGCGACCTGGCCATTGGCCTGTCGCAGAAGATCGACTACGCCGGCTACTACGGTTCCGGCAGCGACAAGCAGCCGCGCGGCATCAAGAACTACACCGGCATCAACGGTGTGGACTTCGCCGCCGACAAGCAGCCCACCTTCGCCGAGCTGGTGAAGATGGAAACGGAAATCGCCTCCGACAACGCCGACATCGGCCAGATGGGCTACGTGATGAACCCGGTGGTGCGCGGCTGGTGCAAGACCACGCCGAAGTTCGGCACCGGCACGGAATCCACCATCTGGGAACCCGGCAACACGGTGAACGGCTACCGCACCGAAATCACCAACCAGGTGAATTCGTCGGATGTGTTCTTCGGCAACTTCGCTGACCTCATCATCGGCATGTGGGGCGGCTTGGACCTGACGGTGGACCCGTACAGCCTGTCCAAGTCCGGCGGCCTGCGCATCGTGGTGTTCCAGGACGTGGACTTCAACCTGCGCCGCGTGGAGTCTATCTGCTGGGGCAGCTCGTCGGTGGCGTAATCGAACAGGGCCGCTTCGCGGCGGCCCTTTTCAAAAGCGGCCCGCATCAGGCTGCTTCTGAAAAGGACGAGAGCATGGAAAAGAGCTACGAACTGGAACTGACTTCGGCTGTGGCCATCGGCGGCGAAATCAAGGTCGCCAAGAGCCGCGTCACGGTGGACGAGGCCACGGCCAAGAACCTGCTGCATCGCGGCAAGGCGAAGCTGGCCGAAGTCGTCGCGCCGGCCACGCCGGAGCCCGAGCTGAAGCAGGAGCCTGAGCCGGAGCCCGACGAGCCCAGCGAACCCGACTCGGAGCCCGTCGAGGCACCGGAGCAGAAGACCACGAAGCGCAAGCGCGCCTGAACTGATTTCAACCCAAGGACCGCAACACTATGAACGGCAACCTTTCCGGCCTGTCCAAACTCGCACTGAAGGCCAGCGCGCGCATCACCGCCGACAACACCAGCGCCGCTGTGGATGTGTCGGACTTCCAGGGCGTCTGCCAGGTGATCCTGAATTCGTCTGCCACGGAGGCGGCCGACAACACCAGCGATGTGAAGCTGACGCACTGCGACACGTCTGGCGGCACCTATACCGACGTGGCCGGCGGCGCGTTCGCTCAGGTGACGAATGCGGGTGCCAGCCTGCAGGTGCTGACCCTGAACGCTGACAACCTCAAGCAGTACGTGAAGGTGTTCAACGACCTTGGCGGCACGACGCCTGCCGTTACGGCCGGCGTGCTGCTGATCGGCACGAAGCAGTCCAGCTAATCCTGTGCCGGGGCCGAGCTGGGAAGACCTGGACGAATTCCTGGACGACGATGATTTCGCCTTTTCGGCGGTCATCGCGCTCCAGGGAGGCGGCACGGTTTCCCTGTCTGGCCTCTATGACGGCCCCTACGTGAACCCGACTCTGGGTGACGTTGAGCAGGATCGTCAGCGTCATTCGTTCACTTGCCGCGAAGACCTGGTGGGCGGTGTTCACCGCTATGACACCATCGCCATTACGTTCCCTGCGCCAGTTGGCGCGAAGACGTTCAATGTGATGACAGACCCGCATCTGGACGGCACCGGCATCGCGGTGCTGGAGCTGACCGAGCCGTGATCCATGAGCGCGCTTCACTTCGAGATCGATGCCAGCCGACTGACGGGTGCGGCCGACGAGCTGCAGGCCACGCCCAAGCAGGTGAAGCTCTCGCTGTCGCGCGCGGCCGGCCGCACCGCCACAACCCTGCGCGTGCTGTCGGCGCGCGGCCTGGCCAATAAACTTCAGCTGCGCGTCATCGGGTTGCTTCGCAAGCGCCTGAAGTCACTGCGAATTCGCAAGACTGGCGTGGATGGCTTCCAGCTTTGGTACGGCATCAACGACATGCCGGCCAGTTGGTTCAAAGGCCGCCCGAAAGAAACAGCCATAGGCGCGGAGGCGCGCGGCCAGCAGTTCCCTGGCGCATTCGTGGCGCGCAGCAAGGTCAAGGGCCGCATGACTGTGTTTAAACGAACCGGCAGGAGTCGCCTGCACATCGTTGAACAGAATCTGGCAGTGGAAGACAAGGCCATCGTGTTCATCGAGGATGAAATCTTCCCGATGGCGGAGGCGCTGTTCTGGCGCAACTTTGAGCGCGACCTGCGCGCGCGCGTCACCTACTCGATTGGCGAAAAATGAGCGTTGACGTACTGGCGGGCACGGACCTGGCGGAGCTGCATGCAGCCATCGTTGAAACGAGCGCGACGGCGTTTGCCGGCATCGCATTCGAGTTCTACCGCGATGATCGCAGCAAGTTGCCGCCCATGGGTGGCAGCGGCCAGCCTACTGCCGTCTGCTTGCTGGAGCTTTCCGAGCTGGAGGCTGCCGAATTCGACCCTGGCACAGAGCAGCAGGCGTTGGCGGCACGGTTCGAAGCGCAGTTCTGCATTCCGTTCACAACGCCGAGCCCGAAGGTAGCCATTCGCGCCTTGGCGGGCTCCTACGCCGCGTTTCTGCGCAAGCAAACGCGCTGGCCCGACGTGCTGAACGGCCCCATCAAGGTCACCGGCTGCTACAAGGACGACTTCAGCCCCGAGCTGGATCAATACGAGGTTTGGCGCGTGGAGTGGACACAGGACATCTGGCTGGGCGAGGGAACGCCATGGTTGCCGGGTCCGGCCCGCCCCGAGCAGGTGCTGGCCAGCTTCGTGCCAAACGTGGGAAGCTCGCATGAGCCCGATTATGTTGACGTGACGGGCGCGCCGTGAACTACGAACTTGGCGAGCTGGATCGACGCCTGGCGAACATCATCCGATATGGTGCCGTCGCCGAAATTGATGAGGCCAATGGGCTCGTCAAGGTTGACTTGGGCGAGCTGGTGACGGACTGGCTGCGCTGGGGCGAGCGCCGAGCAGGACCTGGCGTGCGGACATGGAGTGCGCCGGAAGTCGGCGAGCAAGTGGTTGTCATGTCGCCTGGCGGCGAGCTTTCGCAGGGCATCGTCGGGCACTCTTTTTATCAGGATGCGTACCCCCAGAACGCGAACCTGAAGACGTCGCACCGCGACGATTACGCGGATGACGCCTACTTGCAGTATGACCGCGATGGGCACCACTGGCATCTTGACGTTCCTGCCGGCGGCAGCATCACGCTGCACATTGGCGACACCACTCTGCTGCTGGAAGACGGCCAGGCCACGCTGACCACGCCCATGTTGCTGGTGGATTCGCCGCAATCGACGTTCACCGGAAATGTGACGGTGCAGGGCAATGAGATCGTGCAGGGCCACTTGACCTACCAGGGCGGCATGTCCGGCTCTGGCGGCACTGGGTCTGCAGCGTCGATCACGGGCAACGTGCAAGTGACCAGCGGCAACGTGACGGCCGATGGTGTCGGCCTGAAGACGCACACGCACAGCGACCCGCAAGGCGGCAGCGTCGGCACGCCGAGCGGCTAGGAAAACCCGCAAGAAGATACCCAAGCCATGCGAGCCCGAGAATCGACCGCATGGACGGCATCAACGCGGCTGACGGGACCGCGCTGAAGGGGATCAATCACCTTCGGCAATCGCTGCGCGACATTCTCACCACACCGGTGGGAACGCGCGTGATGCGGCGCGACTACGGCAGCGAGCTGTTTCGCCTGGTTGATGCTCCGATGAATCGCGGCACCTTGCTGCGTCTGTACGCTGCCACTGTGCGCGCAATTCGGCGCTGGGAGCCGCGCTTCAAAGTTACGCAGGTGCGCGCGGTCAGCGCCGAGCCTGGCAGTGTGGAACTGGATGTGACTGGCCTGTATCTGCCTGACGGCAAGACAGTGACCATCGACGGAGTTGTGGTTACCTGATGGCCGGCACGTTTACCACCGTTGACCTCTCGAAGCTGCCGCTGCCTGCGGTGGTGGAGCAGCTGTCGTTTGAAGCCATTTTCCAGGCGATGCTGGCCGATCTCGTTGGGCGTTATCCGGCGTTCAGCGCGCTGGTGGAGTCAGACCCCGCATACAAGGTGCTGGAGGTTTGCGCATACCGCGAAGTGCTGATCCGCCAGCGAGTGAATGACGCAGCCAAGGCCGTCATGCTGGCCTACGCCAACGACGAAGACCTGGACCACATCGGATCGAACTTCAACGTGGAACGGTTGCTGGTGGATGCCGGCGACCCCGATGCGATTCCGCCGATTGAGCCGACTTACGAGGCCGATGACGATTTCCGTCGGCGCATCCAGCTGTCCTTCGAAGCGCTGACCACGGCGGGTTCGGAGGGCAGCTACGTGTTCCACGCGCTTGGAGCGGATGCCGATGTATTGGACGTTTCTGTAGTCAGCCCGACGCCTGGTGACGTGGTGGTGTACGTGCTGTCTCGCACCGGGGCAGGTGAAGCCACGGACGAATTGCTGGATGCTGTCGAGGCGGCGCTTGACGCTGAATCTGTGCGCCCCCTTACGGACAATGTGACGGTAGAGAGCGCCGAAATCATTCCCTACGCCGTCACCGCAGAACTGACGCTGTACCCCGGCCCCGACGCAGAAGTGGTCCGCCAAGCGGCCGAGGATGCCGTTTATGCGCACGTGGCCAGAATCAAGCGGCTTGGACTGGACGTTTCATACGCCGGGATCATCGCCAAATTGGTGCAGCCTGGTGTGCAGGATGTGTCGATAGCGGCACCCACTGCGAACATCGTTGTGGCCTCGAACCAGGCCGCCGCCTGCACTTCAGTCACCATCACCATCAACCCGGTGCGCGATGAGTAACAGCCTGCTGCCGCTCAACGCCACACCGGCCGAACACGCTTTGGCGGAGGCCGTCGCGCGCGTTTCAGACGTAGCCATTCCGATTAAGGACCTATACCGACCCGACGCGGTGCCGGCCAGCCTGTTGCCGTGGCTTGCGTGGGCGTTGAGCGTAGACGAATGGAACCCGTCATGGACGGAGCCGCAGAAGCGCGCCGCCGTGGCGAATTCGTTCTACATCCAGAGCCACAAGGGCACGGTAGCAGCGATGCGCACCGCGTTGAATGCACTGGGATTCGTCATTGAAATCCTGGAGTGGTTCGAGCGGACGCCACTGGGCGACCCGTACACCTTCGGCCTTGTTTTGACCGTGGAGGATACCGGCCCCGGAATCCCTGACGCCAGCGGCTGGACCACCATGGAGGCGGTGGCCTTGAGAACCAAAAACGTTCGCAGCCACCTGACCGGAATCGACGCAACGCTGATCGCGCACGGAGGCATGTACCACGCCGCGCGCGCCTACATGGGTGAAACCATTTTCGTGGACCACGAATGAGCTACCTCGTCAAACTGACCGCCGTAGGTGCCGCCAAGATCGCGGCAGCAGAGGCCCTGACTGGACCGCAGCTGCAGCTGACCGAAATGGCTGTGGGCGATGGCAACGGCAATCCCGTTCCAGCCCCCACCGGTGTCGAAACTGCGCTGGTGCGCGAGGTGTATCGCGATCAGCTCGAATCGCTGCTGGTCAGCGACTCGGACCCCACGGTGATGATTGCCGAAATGCTCATCCCGTCCGAGGTGGGCGGATGGGCCGTGCGCGAACTGGGGATTTTCGACACAGACGGCGACCTGATCGCCTACGGAAATTTCCCAGACACGTACAAGCCGATTGCCTCCGAGGGCAGCACACGCGAAATGGTGGTTCGCGTGGCCATCAAGGTCACGAATTCCGATGTGGTCACGCTGGTTATCGATGCCACGGTGGTGGGTGCCACGCGCGCGTGGGTGCTGTCCACGATCACGCCGGCATTCCTGTTCCCCGGCGGCACCACCGGCCAAGTGTTGACCAAGCAAAGCAACGCAGACGGCGACACGTATTGGTCCGATCCGACCGCCGCATTGAACATCGTTGTGGATGTCGTCAAAGAAGAACAGACAGCCGCAGCCGCGCAGAGCACGTTCACGCTGACGGTTTGCACCACGGACGGCGTGGCCGTGTACGTGGAAGGCGTTCGCGTCCACAACTTCACCGTTCTGAGCGACACACAGGTGCAGCTGCCCTCTGGGCTCGCGGCCGACACCAAAGTGCTGTTCGTCCAGAACGAACCGAATGAACCGCTGCACCTGCGCCGCATGGCAGCGGGCAAGGCTTACTTCATGGGGCAATTCACATGAGCACCGGACTGATTGGAAACGCCGATTTGCTGGCGAACACGGACACCGCGCTGGGGGCGGCCGTTGGCGAAAACATGATCGTCAACGTGATGATGGTCAATCGCGGAGGTGCCGACGTTACCGCGCGCATCGCCATCACGTCCGGCGGCGCACCTACTGCGGCCGAATGGATCGAGTACGGCGCAACGATTCCCGCAAACGGCGGCGTGATGGAACGAACCGGCCTGGCACTGTCGCAGGGCGAGCGTGTCTACGTTCGCGCCAGCGCGGCCACCGTGTCGGCTCGCGCCCACGGCATCCCGGCAGCATGATTCACTGAAGGAAAAAAACATGGGGCGTTCTCTCTCCCAAGGATCGGCCAACACAACGGTGAACGTCACGAACGATGTTCTTTCCGGTGGCCAGGGAAGCAATCCGATTTCCAGCTCGTTCGGCACAGGCAAGGTCCGCGCATTCCCGTCGTCCGCCAGCTGGACGGTGCCGACCGGTATCACCAAGGTGCGCGCGCGGTGCTGGGGCGGCGGCGGAAATGGCGCGGTGAGCACCACGGCCGGCGCAGGCGCTGGCGGCGGCTTCTCGATGAAAGAATGCGACGTGACGCCCGGCGACGTTATCGCGATCACTGTCGGCGCGGCTGCTGGAACTTCTTCTTTTGGTTCGTTCTGTTCCGCCACTGGCGGCGCGAGCGCGGATAGCTCGGCTGGCCCGAAGACTGGCGGTGCCGGAAGCAGTGGGGACGTGAACACCACAGGCGGCAGTGGCGGCAAGGGAAGCGGCCCAACCGGCGGCGGCGGCGCTGCCAACCTGTGGGGCAACGGCGGCAATGGCGCTGGACAAGGCGCTTCGCCCGGAACCGCCAGGAAGACCGGCGAAAACGGCGCATCCGGCGGCGGCGGCGCCGATAGCTGCAGCGGCGGCGTTGGTATCAGCGGGATGGCTGGCCCGAAGACTGTTTCCGGCGATGACGGGAATGCGGCTTCCGGCCTGATTCTCGGACTTGACTTCATCGGAACTGGCGGTGGCGGCGCGGGCGGTGAGTCCGTGAACGGCCACGGCGCAGGCGGCGGCGGCTGGAACGGCGGTGGCGGCGGCGCAGGCAGCGGTTCGGGCGGCAGTGGCGGCGATGGCGGTTTCCCCGGCGGCGGTGGCGGCAATGGCGGCAATATCGCCGGCAAGGGCGCGCGCGGCCTGGTGATCGTTGAGTGGTAACCAGGGAGGTGTATGGGGCTCTTCAATCGCGGCATTGACCTGCTGCTGAATCTGCTGGCCGATGCATCCACAGGTGATGTGACGGCGACGAACACGCCGACGAAAGGCGACAACACCAAAAAGCTGGCGACGATGGAGGCCGTGCAGACGGCTACACGCAACCGCGACACCATCACCAGCGGCACCACCGCGCTGACGTACAACGACCACGGGCTTCACCTGGTGGACGCGAGCGGCGGGAACGTCACGATCAACTTGCCGGCCGCCAGCGCGGTGGTGACGTATCGCTTCCGCCGAATCGACAGCAGCGCCAACACAGTCACCATCAACCGTAACGGCACTGACACCATCGAAGGCGGGACGTCCATCACGCTGGTGGGCAGCAACGCTTCGCGCACGCTGGATTCGGATAGCGTCAGTAAATGGTACGCGAACGCGATTCAGGAGCAGGGCACGTTCACGCCGACAGCGCGCGGCACCGGCACCACCGGCACATTCACATACACCGCGCAGTCCGGCAGCTGGCAGCGCGTTGGCAATCGGGTGTTCTTCAGCCTGAACATCGGCTGGAGCGCGACCACTGGAACCGGCGGGATTCGCGTCAAGCTGAATGACATCCCCTACCTTCCGAATGGCGCGCAGCAGGTGGCGTGCTCCATTCGAACGGACGGCCTGAACGTCGGCGCTGACAAGCAGCTGCAGGCTTACGTGACAACCACGAACAATGAAATTGTTATCGAGGCGATGGACCCCACCGGGACCGCCACGGCAGATGTCTCAATGGATACCGTCATTGGCCAGATGATGATCGCCGGCAGCTTCCTGACCACCTGACACATCACAAGTTCCCGCCTTTGCCACCCTTCGGGGTGGCCTTTTTCAAGCGGAAAACCCGCAAGAAGAATGACTGATGAGCCGCCGGGAAAATCCCATCGTCACCGCGCCAGATCGCGCAAGGAAACCAAATGCCCGAACAGTTCCTCCATGGCGTTGAAGTTCTCGAAATCGACGCCGGCCCACGCCCCATCGCCACCGTGCGTTCCGCTGTCATCGGCATGGTTGGCACCGCGCCGGATTCGCAGGGCGAAGTGAAGGCGAGTTTGCTGAGCGGCTCGGCTGCATCGAACAACGCGCTGACGTGGACCAGCAAGCTGGAAGGCGTGCTTGGCAACAAAATCAGCGTTCAGCTGAAAGACCCCAGGGCCAACAACTCGGCGCTGGACGTCAGCGTGACGGACCAGGCCATCGTGGTCAGCCTCGCAACGAACGGCTCTGGAGTCATCACGACCACGGGCAAACAGTTGCGCACTGCCATTGCCGGCGACACTGAAGCCAATGCGCTGGTGGGTGTTGCCAACACCGGCGGCGGCGGCGCAGCAGCCACATCCTCGCTGACCAGCAACGCCGTTTCGTCCATCGCTGTGACGGATGGCGGTAGCGGCTACACGTCGGCCCCGGCCGTGTCCTTCACCGGCGGCGGCGGCACGGGTGCCACGGCGCATGCGGTGCTGACCAATGGCGTTGTGACATCCGTGGTGGTTGACGCTGGCGGCAGTGGCTACACCACTGCGCCCACGGTGGTGTTCGCGGCCCCGGTTGGCGGCAGCACTGGGGCCGGCGCGGTGGCGGCAACTCCGAATCGCTACCTGACCGGCGGCGCGGACGAAGCATTCCCGCTGAATACTCCTGTGCTGGTGGCGGGCTCGCGCATTCAAGCCGCCAAGCTCGGCTCGACTGGCACGCTGCCGGATGCGATGGATTCCATCTTCGACCAGGCCGGGGCTGTCGTCATCGTGGTGCGAGTGGAAGAGGGCGAAGACGCGGCCGGAACGCTGGCCAACGTCATCGGCGGTGTGAATTCCACCAGCGGCCAATACGAAGGTGTCCATGCCTTCTTGGGTGCTGAATCGGTGGTTGGCTTCCCGCCGCGCATTCTGATTGCCCCCGGCTTCACGCACACGCGAGACAGCGGCAACGCCAACGCGGTGGTGGCCGAGCTGCTCGGCATCGCGGATCGCCTGCGCGCCGTTATCATCGCGGATGGCCCGAGCACCACGGACGATGATGCCATCGAATACGCTGGCGACTTCGGTTCGAAGCGTGTCTTCGTGGTGGACCCGCGCGTGACGAAAACCGATGCGAACGGAGCGGCCGTCTACGCCTACAGTTCGGCGCAAGTCGCCGGCCTTATCGCCAAGTCAGACAATGAGCGCGGATTTTGGTGGTCCCCGAGCAATCAGAACATCAACGGCATTATCGGCACTGAGCGCGCAATCGACTTCACGCTTGGCGATGCGAACGCGCGCGCCAACCTGCTGAACGAATCGAAGGTGGCCACGATCATCCGCCAGGATGGCTATCGCCTGTGGGGCAACCGCACGCTGTCCAGTGACCCCAAGTGGGCCTTCCTGTCGGTGGTCCGCACGGCGGACATCATCAACGACAGCCTGCTTCGCGCCCACCTGTGGGCCGTGGACCGCAACATCACGAAGACCTACGTGGCCGACGTGATCGAGGGCGTGAAGGACTATCTGCGCCACCTGGAGAACATCGGCGCGATTCTCGGCGGCGACTGCTGGGCAGACCCGGACCTGAACACGCCGGACCAAATCGAGCAGGGCAAGGTGTACTTCGATTTCGACTTCACGCCGCCCTACCCGGCGGAGCACATCACGTTCCGCTCGCACATGGTCAACGACTATATCGCGACGATTTTCGACTGATCCCGAGCGGGACGCTGACGAACAGACTTCTTCTAAGGACGCATCAACATGGCCGCATCCGACGTTCGCAAAAACATGAACATCTTCGTGGATGGCCGGGGTTACGCCGGCCAGGCCGAAGAGTTCAACGCCCCCAAGCTCGCCCTGAAGCTGGAGGAATTCCGCGCCGGCGGCATGGATGCCCCCATCGACCTGGACATGGGCCTGGAGAAGATGGAATCGGACTTCACGCTGGTGAAGTACGACAGCAAGGTGCTTGCGCTGTTCGGCATCGCCAACGGCTCCAGCGTTCCGTTCGTGGCGCGCGAAGCGCTGGAATCGTTCGACGGGACGGTGACTCCGGTCATCCACACGATGCGCGGGCGCATCAAGGAAATGGACGCCGGCTCGTCCAAGCCCGGCGAAAAGGCTTCACTGAAGATCACCATGTCTCTGACCTACTACAAGCTGCAGCACGGCAGCACGGTGGTGCAGGAAATCGATGTGCCGAACATGAAGCACATCATCAATGGCGTGGATCGGTTGGCGGCTCAGCGCTCTGCGCTGGGCATGTAAAAAAAACGACTTCATAAGGCGGGACGGAAATGACAAAGGATGGAACCACCATCAAGCTGAACAAGCCCATCACGGTGAGCGGCGCGAAGGTGACTGCGCTGGTCATGCGCGAACCCACGGTGGCGGACCAGCTGGCGATGGACAAGATGGAAGGCACGGACGGCGAAAAAGAGCTGGCCTACTTCGCTAGCCTGTGCATGCAGGCACCCAGCGACCTGCATCAGCTGACCATCAAGGACTACAAGCAGCTGCAGGAAGCGTTCAAGGCTTTCGTGGTATAGCGCCCGAGTACATCCGCAGAGGCGCGCTGGCACTCGCCAGTCATACAGGATGGGGTGAGCAGGAAATTCTGGCCATGTCTTGCTCCCGCTTCCTTTGGTGGATCGAAGGACTTCCCAAAGCGAAATAGGCCATGGCGAACAAACGACTGAATGCGGTAATCACAATCGGCGGGGCTGTCGCCAGCACGCTGGGGGCCGCATTCAGCACCGTGAAGCGCGAGGCCGGCTCTGTCGTCGCCGACCTAGCGAAGCGTCAGCGCGAGCTGAACGCCGTGATGGCCGAACAGTCCAAGCTGGGGGCCAGCGGTTCGGCGCTGAAGGTCCAATACGCCCAGCAAGAGCTGGACGTGATCGGCAAACAAATTGCCGCTCTGAAGCGCAAGCAGGCGCTTGAAAATTCCATCACCCAAGGCTTCGCCGCGAACGCATCGCGGCGCGCGGAACTGCGCGGGAAGGTGCTGGACACCGTGGCGCTTGGAGCAACGGCCGCCGCCCCCATCGTGGCTGCCGTGAAGTTCGAAACCGCGATGATGGGCGTTGCCCGCCAGGTGCAGGGCGCGAAGGACGCGCAAGGCCAGCTCACGCCGGTGTATTACGAATTCGGCAAGGCCATCCAGCAGTTGGGCCGAGAGCTGCCGATCCCAACGAACGAAATCGCCAACATGGTCACCGCTGCGGCGCGGATGAACATCGCGAACGAGGATTTGCTTCCGTTCGTGCGCACCGCAGCGATGATGGGCACGGCATTCGAAATGCCGGCCGCACAGCTGTCCGAAGACATGGGGAAGATCGCGCAGATTTTCAAAATCCCCATCAAGGAAGTGGCTGGCCTTGGCGATGCCATCAACTACCTTGACGACAACGCGATTTCCAAGGCCAGTGACATCATCAAGGTGATGCAGGGCGATTTGGCCGGTGCTGCGTCCACCATGGGCATGTCCGCGAAGAACGCGGCGGCGCTCGCGTCCACATTCCTGACGCTGGGGGAGAGCGCCGAGCGCGCCGACACCGCCGCCAGCGGCATGCTTCGCCAGCTGCAGATCGCGAAGATGAACCCGCGCAAGTTCCAGGTTGGCGTGGAAATGCTCGGCATGACGGCCGACCAGCTGCAGAAGGGCATGATTTCGGACACGCAAGGCACCATCCTGAAGGTGTTGGACCGCATCAAAGCGCTGCCGCAGGAAAAGCAGATGGAGGCCGTTACGCGCCTGTTCGGCAAGGACTGGGGCGGGGCCATCGCCAAGCTGGCGGGCGGCGTTGACGAATATCGTCGCCAGCTGGAGCTGGCCAACGGCGAGGCGGCCAAGGGGTCCATGTCGCGCGAGTTTCAGACGCGCATGCAGACCACGGCCGCGAAGTGGGAGCTGCTGAAAAACTCCATGATGGAGTTCGCTGTAGTGACGGGCGACGCCGTTCTGCCAGCCGTCAAGGACATCGTGGACGGGTTGCGCCCCGTCATCGGCCTGCTGTCCGATGCGAAGCGCGAGCACCCGCTGGTCACAAAAGCAGTGATCGGCACCGCCATGGCGCTGGTGGGCCTGCGCATCGCCACACTGGGAGCTGGCTACGCATGGACGTTCGCAAAGGACGCATGGCTGCTGGGACGCTTGGCCCTGGTTCGTCTGGCTCCGGCTATCACCTGGCTCAGCGCGACCGCACTGCCTGCGCTGCTGGCGGCCGTGCGGCCCGTGGTGTTGGCGTTCGCCATTGCGGGTGCGCCCATCTGGGCCGTCGTTGGCGCGGTCGCGGCAGTCGCCGCTGCGGGGGTGCTGGTCTACAAATACTGGGAGCCGCTGAAATCGTTTTTCAGTGGATTCTTCGAAGGCATGGCCACCGCGCTTGCGCCTATCGCGCAGGCATTCAATGACGCCTTCGCGCCGGTGTGGAACGTCATCGGTCCGGTTGTTATGCCGGTACTCGAAACGGTGGGCGGCTGGGTGCGTTCGGCCGTGGGGTGGTTTGGTGAGCTGCTGTCGCCAATCAGTGCCGCGTCAGAAACCACGCGGCAATTTGGCGAGGCCGGCAAGGTATGCGGCGAAGTGGTTGGCGCGGCCTTCCGTTTCATGCTGACGCCGATAGAAGCTGTCCTGAATGCTATCAAGTGGATCAATGACAACGTCGGTGCCGTCATCAACAAGGTGGGCGTGCTCTGGAACAATGGCGGCAACCAAGCCGACTTGGGCGTTGGGTTCGATGCGATGGGCAACCCCACTGGATCGCTTCCAGACATTCCTGCGCCGGCCGCACGCGGAGCGACCGTGAACGACAACAGCCAAACCACCTTCAACATCACGCAGCAGCCTGGCCAGGACGCCAAGGCGCTGGCGGATGAAATCGCGCGCCGCCAGCGTGCGCAGGCCGGCGTTCGTCAGCGCGGCGCGCTGGTGGATGGCGTAGGGGCGCAGTGATGGCCGTACCCATGATGGCTCTCGGCGACTACGTGTTTGGCATCGACACGGCTGCATTCAACGAGCTGAACCGGGAAACCGAATATCGCTGGCCGTCGCAGGATGTGTTCGGTGCCCCGCAGGTGCTGCAGTTCACCGGCTGGGGGTCGGACACCATTCAACTGCCTGGGGTGATCTACCCGGAGCACTTCAGCGACGGCGGCCAGCTGGACGCCTTGCGAGAACTTGGCTCCAGCGGCGAGCCTCAGACCCTCATCGCCGGCAGCGGCGATGTGCTGGGCGATTGGGTGATTGAGCGCGTGTCCGAGCGCCAGTCTTTGTTCGCGGTGGGCGGCGCGGCGCGCAAACAGGAATTCACGTTGACCTTGAGGCGGTACGGCGACGGCGTAACCGCCGTGCTGGATACCGTGGCAGAAGTTGTGGGCGATGCGCCGAGCATCGGCGGCCTGCCAACGCTCCCGTCGTCAGGGTTGCTGGCGACCATTTCCGGTGCTGCCGCCAACTTGTGCGGAACGATTTCTAGCGTGGCCGGCCAGGTGTCCAACGCAATCAGCGCGGCCACCGGGGCTGTGACGGCCGCAGCTGATGCCATCGGGTCGGAAGTCGGGACCGTGCTGTCCGCGCTGGACCGAGGCAATGTTCTCGTTAGCGACATGCGCGGACTTGGCGGGACCGCATCCCAGTTGCTTGGGGTGACGCCAACACTGACAAGCATCGCCGCATCCATGAGTTCCGTGACAGACGTGGCACCCAGCATGCTGGCGCGCGCCGTGAACGTGTCGGCAACGGCGCAGTCTGTTCTGATCGATCTGCAGGCTGCGTCCGCACCCGTCGAGGCCATCGCCGCCGTGAATGATGCCGTAGGCTCGGCCACGAGACTGGCCACGTTCATTTCATCCAGCTACCACGCCGCGCAAGGCATCCTTGAAGGGGTTTCGTCGTGACGGAGTACCGAGCCGGGGAAGGCGACACGGTGGACTTCATCGCGTGGAAGTTCTACGGCACGCAGGACGGGCGCGTGGTGGAGCAGGTGCTGGAGGCGAACCCCGGCTTGGCTGACTACGGCCCCGAGCTGCCGGCCGGCACGCTGCTGCAGCTGCCAGAAGTCAACACCGCGCAGCAGCAGGCTGGCGTTCGGCTATGGGACTGAAGCCGTTCTATCTGGTGACGGCAAACGGGGTAGACATCAGCCCAAAGATGCAGCCTAGGCTGGTCAGCCTGGCGCTGACCGACGAGGCCGGCGACACGGCCGATACGCTGGAAATCACGCTGGCCGACAACGATCCAGATGACCCTATACGCAAGCCCCCCAAGGGTGCCGAAATTGAAGTGTGGCTAGGGTACGATGGCCAGGGAACCCGCATGGGGTTGTTCATTGCCGACGAAATCGAACTGTCTGGCTGGCCTGGTCAGATGGCGATTCGAGCGCGCGCGGCCCCGCTGGAGGGCAGCAAGGGCGGCAAGTCGGACATGCAGACGCAGAAAACGCGCGACTGGCCAAAGGGCACAAAGCTGTCGGCGATGGTGGCGAAGATCGCGAAGGAACACGGGCTTGAGCCAGCGGTTGCGCCGTCGCTGCAGTCCATCACGCTGCCGCACTTCGACCAAACAGAGGAAAGCGATATTAGCTTCCTGGTGCGCGTTGGGAGGCGATACGGCGCGCTGGTCAAGCCTGGAGGCGGAAAGCTGGCCGTCATCAAGCGCGGCGAGGGCAAGAACGCCAGCGGTGATGACATGCCAACCATCGTGCTGGTGCCGGAAGACTGCACGCGCTGGTCAGAAAATGAATCGGCGCGCGAGGATGGCGGCACGGTGGTGGCGTTCTACCACCACAAGGGCGAGGCCAAGCGTAAGCACGTCGAAGTGGGCAGCGGCGATCCGGTCCGCAAGCTGCGCAACAATTACCCCGATGAGGCGAGCGCCAAGGAAGCCGCTCAGGCCGAGCTGGACAAGCGCAATCGCCGTCGGAACAAGTTCGCATGCACGATGCCCGGTGATCCGAAGCTGGCGGCCGAGGGCAAACTGCGGCTGGTCGGATTCCATCCCGACGTGGCAACGGACTGGCTGGTTTCGCGGGTGCGGCATGAGTTCACGCCTGGCGGCGGGTATGCCTGCGAGGTGGAGGCTGAGCTGCCGAAGAATGACGGTGATGGGGCGTGATGAAAATCAGAAAGTGTACCCTGTGGTATACCCTGGCTGCTTTCGCGGCGTCAGCGCATCCTATCGTAAGTCGTTGATTTTGCTTGGATTCCGATGGTGGGCGCACTAGGGCTCGAACCTAGGACCCGCTGATTAAGAGTCAGCCTGTCGGGTATAATCCGCAATCATCGCGTGTCACCCCGAACCACCGTAAGCCGTTGAATCCGTTTACTGAATCGGCAGGCAGTCGAAAAAACCATTTCCGGCCAGTGGGACGTATGTAGTACGGATGGTGTACCCAATAGTGTACCCTGAAAGGCCGCCTAGTGCTGACTCCGACGCAAATCAAATCCGCCATCAAGGCCGCCGCCGACAGCGGCAAGGAATGCCAGCTGAACGATGGGGCAGGGGGGCGTGGCACCGGCAGCCTAGTGCTGGTCATTCGGCCCAGCACCACCGGCGTGACCGCGCTGTGGTTTGGCAAGTGGAAGGCCGCCGGCAAGCCCCACAAGCTGCAGTTGGGGCGCTTCCCCGGCATGAGCCTGGCCGACGCGCGGGTAAGGTTCGGCGCGGACGTGCGGGATGTGCTGGCCGCCGGTGGCAACCCGCGCACCGCCGCCAGGACGGCAGACGCGCCGACTGTGGCGCGTCTGTTCACGGCCTACGTGGAGGACATGAAGGCAAAGGGCCGCAGCAGCTGGCCTGAAGTGGAGCGCGCGCTCCTGACGGGGCGATTCAACGCGGCCGACGCGCTGGGGCGCGACACGCTGGCCGGTGACGTGACCGGCGGCGACGTTGCCGCGCTGCTTGGCAAGACGTTTAAACGTGGAAGCAAGGTCATGGCCGACCGGCTGCGCAGCTACCTGTCGGCCGCGTTCCGGTGGGGGTCCAAGTCCACGAACCGCTACACCGACAAGGAACGCCGAGATTGGGGCGTGAGGGCCAGTCCCGTGGCCGACGTGGAGCGTGACACGGACGCCAACGGAACGCGCGAGCGTAACCTGTCGGCCGTCGAGCTGCGGCAGGTGTGGCATGGGATCGGCGGACCTGGCTTCGCGCCCCAAACCACGGCGGCCGTTCGCATGCTGATTTGCTGCGGCCAGCGCGTGCGTGAAACGTTGCGCATGGAGGCCAGCGAAGTGGACCTGGCTGCGCGGTTGTGGGAAATGCCAGCCCACAAGACGAAGGGCGGCAAGCGACCCCACGCGGTTCCGCTGCCAGAGCTGGCGGCTTATGAGCTGGCCGAGCTGGCGAGTTCAGGCCCCGTGTTTCCTGGCGGCAAGGGCGGCGGCGAGTACATGACGGACGGCGGCGTGTCGCGCGCGCTGCGGCGACTGCAGGTGTCGCTGGGCATGAAGCCGTTTCAGACGCGCGACCTTCGGCGCACTTGGAAGTCCCGCGCCAAGGACGCCGGGGTGGACCGCTTCACGCGCGACCTGATACAGCAGCACGCGCAGAACGACACCGGCAGCAAGCACTATGACCGCGCGGAGTACATGCCCGAGAAACGCGCGGCCATGGACAAGTGGAACGCCTGGATGGCGGCCAACGTAGTGGAAAACCAGGATGCACTGCCGCTGGCGGCGTGATGTATCATGGAACAGGTGGCCGGTTCGATTCCGGCGGCTGCTGTACGGTGGCGGGGTTCAATTCCCCGCAGGCTAGTGGGGTGCGGTGCCCAGCCTATTGTGGTTCAGCCGGAATGCAGCACAAAGAACCCGCCCACCGGCGGGTTCTGCGTTTCATGGCTTACGCGCCCTGATGCTAGCGCGGCGCTCGTAGTTCCAACCGGCAAGCCACTCTGCGCGAAGCTGATTCCCCGTGTACTGGCATTGCGATTTTGCGTTGTAAGCGCGTCGGCCATTTTTGAATGACGGCGGCGCGTTCTTCATGCCGTGCGCCAATGCACTCAGCTCTGCGCGGGCTATTTCCTCCACGGTGAATTCGCCGTTTGTGATGGTGTCCCGTCTCGCCCTCAGGAATGCATCCCACGCGGCCTGTGCTTCATTGACACCGATCATTCCTCGTCCCCGCCTTCCTCGCCATCCTGCGCGTCTTCCAGCCCTTCGATTTCCATGGGGCCGTGGACGGGGCAGCACGCCCCCAGCTTCAGCGCCCACTTGCGGGACAGGCGGATGGTGTAGCCGCACGGCTCGCCTTGCGTTCCGTAGTCCCACCCGGCGACCAGATTTTTTGCACACGTCGCCTTCAGCATCCTGGTGGACTGCTTCGGCTTGTCGTTGCTGCTGCCGCCGTCGCCATCTTCATCGCAGTTGCCATCGCCCTTGTCGCGCGGAACGCTCGCCGTTGATCCATACGCCAGGCGCGCGTGTGGCAGCGGCCCAAGCTCGTCCAGAAACGGCTGTGCCCACACCTCGAATTCCGGCCCCGCCTTCACGATGGGAAACGGTCGCACCAGCCCGAGCGCGCCAACCAGCCGCGCGAAGCCCCCCTTATGCTTGTGCTGGAAACCTGCAGCCGCGTGGGCCAGTTCGTGGGCCAGCGTTGCGGCGGCGTACATCGGGTCAGCCACGTTCGGCGCAATCAGGACTTCATAGTGCGCGTCCGCGCTGTTCGCCTTGTGCCAGCACTCGCCGGCCAGCTTCGGATTCTTGCCCTTGGACGTGAAGCCGATGGCGACGCGAAACGGCGGGATGGGGAAGCCGAGTTCTTCGAAGCGCGGGGCCATCTTCGCGGCCAGCGCGTTCAGCCAGGTTTCGCGGTTGGTGGTTGAGTTCATGGGTTCCTTTCGTTTAAACGTACTTATGTGGCTGAAGTGTAGCAGTTACTACGTTTAAACAAATAAAAACCACATGATTACCTCGGGTATTCTGCGTGAAGCTGCTTGTGGTGCGTCACGCACAGCCAAACAACGTCCAGCGGCGCGTCATAGTCTGGGTGGTGGCCCTCAACATCGAGCGCGCCACATTCCCAGCACGGAGACTTGAAAAGCCTTCCCTTGCGCAACGCGTTCCCCACGGCAACGTTTGCGGCTCGCTGGCGAGCGTTGTCCGCCTGCCATCTAACCCGCGCGCGGCGGCGCGCTTCCTTGCCCTGCTGCGTTGCCGCGTATGCCTTGCGCATGGCAACTCGATCCGGCCTATTGGCGCGCGCCCTGTCGAATTCGCGGTAATGTTCGGCGCGGCTTGCACGGTTTGCGCGCACCATCGCCTTGCGGCATTCTTTGCAGGTTCTGTCGCAGGTATAGAAGTCATCCAGCGGCTTCGCGTTGCCGCATTTCGTGCAGGTGCAGGTGGGTTCGATCATGATGAAAATGGAATGGGGGCCGAAGCCCCCATTGTGCCAGAAACGGAATATCTAGAACGGAATATCCGAGTCATCGTCATCGAAGCCCGTCTGCTTCGACGCGCCACCTCCGGAGCCGCTGGGGGCTGACGTAGACCCACCGCTGGCGGGCCTGCGCTGGCCCGTGGACGTGCCGCTGGAGCCGCCGCCGGCATCGCCGCCACCTTCGCGCTTCGGCCCCAGCTCCACGTCATCCACGCGAGCTTCCAGGCTGTACGCATCGTAACCGTCCTTGTCGGTGTACTTGTGCATGTGCAAGTCCGACAGCGTGAAGCAGTGGCGGCTGCCTTTCGTCAGGTACTCCACCAGCTTTTCGCCGCGCTCGCCCCACAGCGTTGCGCGAATCCACTGTGTGCCGCGATTATTCTCCGCGCTCTTGTCATAGAAGTTCACCGCCAGCGAGAGGGTGACGACTGAATCGCCTTGCGGCGTGCGGCGCATTTCCGCATCGCGGCCGAGCGTGGCCATTCCGATGTGCTTCATGTGTATAGTTTCCTTGTCTGTTTAAAACGGGAGCGGCTGTTCGCCTTCAATCACCAGGTCCGCAGTCCGCACCGATGAAATGCGTTCCAGGACTTCGAACCTGCAGCCGGGGTTGTTGCGCGCGAGGCGCTGGGCTTCATTCAGCGCGGATTCGAAGCTGTCATGCTGCTTCATCGGCGGGTTTCCGCCTTCGCGCCACACCATCCAGAATTTTCTGAACACGGTTCACTTTCGTGACAGCCGCGCATGTTCCGCTGCGCATGCCGAGTTGCAATAAAGGCGCGGATCGCCCCAAGAAAACTCTTCCCCACATCGCGGGTTGAGACACACGCCTCTGGCAGCAACCTTCGGCGCGAGCGATGCACGGATCGCCTGTGCCTCAAGTTGATCTGCCAGCGTTTGCTGCTCAACTTCGCTGGCGTGGTCGTTGAAGTCAGGCATGGCGCTGAAATTCGGCGCAGTTCATGCAGCGCCGCGCCGTTTGCGTTCCGCCGTTGCAGCATGGAGCGTTGTCGTTGTCCGCCTTGGGGGCTGACGTAGACAGCTCGCGCCGCTCGCGTTCTATGACAGCAGCCGCCAGGTAAACGATTGCCCCGAGCAGCTCGGCCACGCCGCGATCTGCGGGAAGGCGCTGCGATTCCTCGGCCTTCTTGTACGCCTGGAACAGCAGCGCCCCGACACCGAAGCGCCGAGCGCCATCGAAGATAACCTGCGATGTGAACGGCTCGCCGTGCTGCGCGTGACGTTCCTTGCCCTTGCCGTGTGACGCTTGGATGAATGCCCGCTGCAAGACCAGCGCGAGGTGTTCGTATCCATCGGCCTGGAGGAAGATCGCGCCTTCCCGCCGCTTAAGTTCCACCGTGGCCGTCAGTTGCTCCAGGCCGGATAGCCGCGCCGCATCCTGGCTGGCGGCTCGCATGTTTTCGTGCGACTGGATGCTATCGACAAGCTGGCTTTCCTCCAGTTGTCCGAACATCGGCGCTTCATCGCCGCTTGACCACAGCAGCCCCAAGTCATCCACCTGCACGGCCACGCGCTCGCGCCTGCAGTACGACTTCAGTTGTTCAAGTGTGATGCTCATGTCTCTACGTCAGCCCCCAGAAGGTTAAGCCGCAGCGCTGGACGCGCCGCCGTCTTTGTTGTCGTTCATGCCTTCAAGCATGATGTCTTCGAAGCTCTTGCGGTTGTTGGCGCGCTCGTATTTTTCTACGGCCTCGATAGGATACCGAACGCGGCTGCCGAATTTCTGGAACGACGGGCCGCGCGGCGGTTCTTGGCTGCGCCAGTTGGCAAGCGTTCCGGTTGTCACCGCACCTTCCCACCGCTCAACGAGCTGGGCAGGCGTGAGGAAGCGCGGTTGTTTGTTGTTGCTCATCTTCGTTGATTCCTGCGGCTATTCGCTTCCGCCGGTGCCGCCGCCGAGCACCTGCGAATTCAGATCATCAAGTTGCGCGCCTTCGCCGCTGGCGGCGAGCTTGCGCTGCTCATCGAAGGCTTCGGCCGCCTCCAGCAATTCCTGGAGGTACGCTGCGCCGAGGGCCTTGCGCGTGGGTTCTGCTTGCACATCCCACAGCTTGCGCACGGCATCCACGCCTTGTTC